CGAGGCACTCAATACCATAACTTAGTGGAGAAGTATTTAAAAAATGAATTGGAGGAAGATAAGGAGAGCAAGGGTCTTCCCACGTACCTTTTTAGGTCTGCTCGTGAGACTCTTAATCGTATTGATAACATTCATGCTATTGAAGCCCCTCTTTACTCTTCTACTCTATGCATTGCTGGGAGGGTTGATTGTATTGCTGAGTTTGATAACGAGCTTGCTATTATAGACTTCAAGACAACTAAGAGTCTTAAGAAGGTGGAGCACCTAGAGAAATTCTTTGTGCAAGAAGCAGCATATGCTTACATGTATTATGAGTTAACAGGTATTGAAGTTGATAAGTTAGTCACTCTATCAGTAGCTGAAGATGGATCCATGCAGGTAGAGCAGAGATATGATAAGAATCCTTTCATGGATACTCTTGTCGATTGGATAAACACATATCATCAGGAGATACATGAAGGAAATTGAAGAGAAATTTATGACACAAGGTAAATTCACCTCCCTAGTAGAGGACAGAGTTAAAGCCAGTAATGGTCTTATAAATTACATAGAAGGTGTAGCAACTGTTTGTGAAGAGTTTGAGATAGAGGTAGAGACAGTAAGTAAACTGATATCTAAACCACTCAAAGATAAGATCAAATGGGATGCTCAACAACTAAATTATATAAAAAGAACGAGTAAAGCCATTTTAAACCTATGACTGACAATTTTTTTAAATCAGAAGTTGTGCAAGCAGAGTTAGAACAGATACAAGAGTGCTATACGGAACTCTTGAAGATGTCATCAGGACTTCAAGACTTCTCCCCCGAAGAGAGACTGGATCATATTGAGAAGACTCTGGAGTTGGTAGCAAAGCAGAAGGTATTCTATGCACGACTTCAGTTAGCAGCAAATGAGTTACAAGATGATGACTCAGCAAAAGCAATTAAAGAGAAAATTGATTTGATGTCTGGTGACTATCATGGTGGTATGAATTTAACCATGATCCTAGACCACATGGAAGAGAAGTTGAGGGGATGGAGACAGGAACTCAAAAAAGACGGTGTTGACACCGCATAAATAGTATGCTACTATAATCCAGTAGCAATATCACAATACAAAATCGGAGACAAATACGAATGTCATTTGCAAGTCTAAAGAGTAAGTCAGGCAAGTTTGCTCAGCTTACACAACAGATCGAGAACATGTCCAAGCCTCAGGGCAGAGGACCAGATGAAAGACTCTGGAAACCAGAAGTGGACAAATCAGGTAACGGTTACGCAGTAATTAGATTCCTTCCAGAGCCAGATGGGGAAGACCTTCCTTGGGCACAGGTATGGAGTCACGCATTCCAAGGACCAGGTGGTTGGTACATTGAGAATTCTCTCACCACACTTAACCAAAAGGATCCAGTTGGAGAATTGAATAGGACACTATGGAATAGTGGACTAGATGCAGACAAGGACACAGCACGTAAGCAGAAGCGTAAGCTTTCTTACTACAGTAACATCCTTGTTATCAAAGACCAACTTCACCCAGAGAATGAGGGTAAAGTATTCCTTTATAAGTATGGCAAGAAGATCCATGATAAGATTGCTAGTGCAATGCAACCTCAGTTTGAGGATGAGTCACCAATCAATCCATTCGATCTTTGGAAAGGTGCAAACTTTAAGATCAAGATCCAAACCATTGGTGGATATTGGAACTATGATAAGAGTGAGTTTGACGTACCATCAGTTGCTGGTGGGTTAGAAGATGAGAAACTTGAAGCACTCTGGAAGTCTGAGCATTCCTTAAAGGAATTCACTGACCTTAAGAATTTCAAGTCATATGAGGACTTATCAACAAGGTTGAATCTAGTGTTAAACAAAGCATCTAGACCAGTGGTAAGGTCAAACGAAGAAGAAACAGATAACATCTATGCTATCCCTGATAGTCCAGTTGTTAAAGCGGACCCTACTCCCACCACAACCAGTGGGTTTGGTGCTAAAGTAGAAGAAATAGAAGGGGCAGGTGATTCACCAGATCTCTCCTATTTTGCCTCTCTAGCTAACGAAGACTGATGAAGAAACTACTACTGCTCCCACTTCTACTCGCTGGTGTTATCACACCAGTTAAAGCAGAAGCACTAACTTGGAATGAGTTTTGGGAGCCGTTTGTAGAATCTTATCACCATGGTCATGACCATGGGTCTCCTGACTGGAGAGATTGGAGATACGACCATCACCACCATGGTCCTAGAAGGTATAGAAGGTGTGAAAGGGTTGTGGAGTATGAGAAGTGGGTACCAGGTCATTGGTCTTGGTTATCCAATGGGGATGAGTATTACCAGCGAGGGTACATGAAAAGGTGGTCTGAGTTACGTTGGTACAGATGTTGATATATTATTCGACTTTTTGAACAAGGAAAACCCCCGAAAAAATCGGGGGTATTTTTTTGTCTGTAGGGTTTTTTAAAATTATACGTTAGTACTTCCAGATGACGTAACAGCAACAGTACTACCATCTGATAAAACGTCCCCTTCACTAATAGAGGCACCAGAGGTGTCAAATATCCTAGAGGAGTAATCCTCTTGAGCAGCAAATTCGATAGAACTGGTCTGACCGATATTTGTGGTATAAGTTGGTTTAACGTTAATAAACTGCTCTTGGACTGTATTGTCAGATTTCTTAAATTGCTCTAATTCGTTAGTTTCTTGATTTGGAAGATATTGGACTAAAGACTCAAATTCTTCAATAAACGCACCTAGGTATTCTCGCTTTAAAAGGTAGATATTGCGTTTTGCTTCATTATCCTCGGAATGCACCTCATAGACTGTAACTGGTCTTACGGTATCTTCTTTAGGATAAGTGGTACCATCAGGAAACTTATATGTGAAGTTTTCAGGCACTTCGATGCCATCCTTCAACACCACTCGTCCCCTATTATCCTTAATTCTTTGTGTTACCCAATGGTGGACACGTTCTACATCACTTTCACCATACGTACTTACGATATACTCATATAACTCATTTTCCTCCATGGGCCAATCTTCATACACATTGATGATATTGTTGGTTAGTAGTACTACCCAATCCATTGACATATCACCATAAAACTCTAGAGCAACCTGATCTGGTCTTGCACCATTAGGAATGGTATATTGGGTAAAACCTAAAATAGAGTCTTCTAGATTTTCCTTTATTTTGATTCTTCTGAATAGATTCTTACCAAGAGTGTAAGGATCTACATTGTTTTGTCTATAACTAGATGTCCTTACATAGACATCAGGTAAGTATTTGAAATAATTTGACATTAGGTCGCACTCCTTGATGTACTACTTGTTGCTGTTCTACCTCTTCCACCTCTTCTCCATGCTCTACGATTTGCCCAATAATTAGGGTTAGTCCTAGATCTACTGTTATTTGGAGGTTCTGCTGCTGGTGCAGGTGTGCCAGGTGGAGTGGGTGATACTCCTGAATATGGTGTGGAATTATTATTACCAACGTTGAAATATCCACTATTCCGTGATGTGACAGTATCGAAGGATTCTTTAGTAAGGAATTGAGTTTCTTGGAAATTAAGAGTCATGTTATATGACGCAGGACCAAAATCAGTCAAATTGTTACCTGGAGACCAAGATTGCAATGAGGCGTAATTACCATCTGGTGCTAAATCTACATCTACACCTTTTAGTACCATTTTGGTTGGGAATTGCATTAATGCATTCAGCATCCCTCCACCAGCACCATATCCTGGGTTAGTAATGGTCTCATTTTTACCATTATCGGTATAACGTACCACTGCTACTCTAAAGTACTCAGGTAATGTCAACCAGTTGTTACCATCTTTACCAGGAAGCATTGATGTCCTGAAGGTGTGGATTATCTGGTATATGGTCTGGACATCCTGTGCATTCTTTGGTTGCATCTTGAATGAGAATGTATGATTCCTAAAACTTGTACCACTGAAGATTGCTTCTTCATATGGGTTGAAGATTTTACCAGTAGTAAGTGCTGCTAGATCATTACCACTTAAACTACTCATTCCCTGACCAGTCACACCAACTGTTGCACTTATTGCTTTTGCTCCAGCACCAAATGCTAATGATGGTTTTGCTGCTTTTGCGAAATTCTTTAATTCACCCTTAAAGGAAGTTCCCTCAAAATCCCCTCCAGATGAGACAATCTTTTTAGCAGCTCCAACTGCTGCTGCACCTGCTGGTCCTAATGTAACATTCTTATATTCTGCTGTATATTTCTCACTTAATTTGTTTGGTAGGTATAGATATACCGTATCGATGATTTCATCGTGCTCATGACCATAAATATCTATTTTAAGGTAATCTATCACCTTCGTTGGGAAAGCAGCATCATCTTTAATAGCTTCTCTGCTATTGCGATTATTTGCCCCTAACGGTTTACTTGTTGGGAATACTAACGTCATGTCTTATAAAGGGAAATTTCGACCATCAAACAAGCATAAGTACAAAGGTGATCACACTAAGATTATTTATAGGAGTTTGTGGGAAAAAAAATTCATGGGTTGGTGTGACCGCAATACAAACGTTTTAGAGTGGGGAAGTGAAGAAATTATTATTCCATATCGGAGT